AACACTTGTCTATATGTTCTGTCATCACTGAGTTTGCCTAGATAATCTCTACATCCTTGGCCAAGTACAATGTTTTTAAGTCTAAACGTAGTCCACCAATGCGCTATGCTACGAGTGAATACAATGTCGCTTTCTAATTTGATTGTTTCTTTAAACGGCGTTAGATAAAACGCCTGCCATTCATTAGACAATTTCCATTCAACGTTAGCTGCTTCGTCGTTCTCAATGGTAGTAACATAGTCGAATACCTTGCGATGCTCATCTGTCACTAGCTCTAAGGTAGCTTGATCAACTGCTACTGCATACAAACTACCTGGCATAGTTATCTTAATGCTCAGAGCTTGCAAGTATGCTAGGCGCAGATAATCCACATCTAAGGTATTCTGTGCAATAGTAAAAAATCCTTGCTGTGCTTGATATTGATCTACTTTGCGCATATCGTATCTACAAAGTCTTTAAAGTTATCTGATAGCAAATAGCCTTTATCCATAACGTGTATGTTCTGACGAGGGATTACGTATCCCCTTTCTCGTTCTTTAACTACTAGCATAGAATTCTTCACAGTGATACTAGTTGTAACATCAGCAAAGGTCAGCATTGGTGTAACTATACCTTGGTCAAAATTTGGATCATAGCCGTTTAGAATATTGTTAGCAATAGTAAAAGCATAGTCGTTACGAAAGTTTCCCTCACGCATATGATATAGTTTCATGTAGTAGGTATAGTTGCGTTGTATACGGCCCACTAGGTCAAACAACATTTTTGTTTTAGCTGTTTTGCGGAATAGAATGACTGTAGCCCAAAGATAATCAAGACCAAACATGCCCATCTTTAACTTCCACGCCGTAGCAGGTTTATTATTCCAACTCATTATCCGATAATCAAAGTCTTGCTCAAATAATTTAATTAAATTAGTATCAAGCATTAGATAATCGCTGTCTATTAGAATAGTTTCATCGTAAGGACTTAGTTCATATGCTCTAAAACGATCGCCATTGCGCCAGCTGCCTTCTACATCTATTTTGCGATTTTTAAGTTCGTTACTGACATAGACTATGTTGTCAAAGCCCTGTGCTGTAGTTCCGTGCTCTGTAACTAAGGTAACAGGTAATCCTGTAGTATGTTTAACTAGTCGTGCGCAATGTTCAGCTATAGTAACGTAGCTGGTCTTTTCTGTGTCAAAAGCAAAAAGCAGTACTCCTCTAGACTTTGCGGGCACGTTTGATTTCGTCATGTTGGATATGCCAGGTGTTCATTACCATTTGATAATGTTGTCGACACAATGTCAGAAGCTCGAGCCTACTAACTAGTATTGGATTTTGATAGGTATCTTCTAGATATAACTCATCAGAGTCCCAGGCATTAAGGAACGCTATTAGCTCTGGGGTAACTTTAAACAGGCCGCTATTGTGTGTTACCTGTAGATCTGTTTGAATTTTTTCTCGTAAGATACGTTTGTTGACTTGATAGTCAGTGGCTAAACGTATTTCTTGGGTAAGGTTGTCTAAGTCGCTCATACTAGTAATTATCTAGTATAGCAACCCAGTGAGAAAAAAGCAACCAAAAAGGTTGCTTAAACTGCGGCGATAGTTGGATTACCCCAACTAGCTGATAGATAAGTTGTTGCCGGAGGAGTGTACGTACCATTATAGGCCATGGTTACGTTGACTGCATCATTTAACCCTACGTAGGTTGTAGGGACATTCCACCCAATTGTAACGGTAATTTGTAGACCGTTATCACCGTTGCCGCCAACGTTGGTGGTGCTTGTTTTTACGTTAAAGTTTGTATAATCACTGTTATATTCGTAACGATAATTACTTGAATAGACCTGACTTGCGAGTTGATTTGTTGTAGTTAATCCCCAATAACCAATACTATTTGTAGTACGGGTTGCGCCGTTAGTTCCTGTGTATGATGATGCGCTGTTAGTCATCACACCACCTTTAAGATTAGTGCCCAAGTTTGTCACTAAGTCGGCACTACGTAATGTACCATTATTGTTCGTAACACCTGTAATATTCCAACCAATACGTCCACCACAGTTAAAGAAATAACGTGCAGCATTGCCACTTGCCCAGGTGAACGTCATGGCTTTTGTACCTGAGAATGCCCCAGTACCGCCAGTAATATTGTAACCGGTCAAGGTAGTTGTTGCTAGTGTGCCCGTGGCTGCAGCAGTTAGTCGACTACTGTAAGAAGTATTAACCGCAGTTTGCAGAGTAGCTAGATAGGTAATAGTTGTACCTGCTGTTGGCGCACTAATACCAGACCCTGCACCACTTTGGTGTAGCCTAGCATTGTTTAATGTATTAACTAAACTTGCCCATTGCGTGGCTGTCACCGTTCCGCTGGCACTAACAGCACTAACAGCAGTTTGGCCGTACCCAGCACTACCAGAGCCCACGTTCCAAACTGTGTTAAGTTGGTTTGACCCATTGATAAGATTATTATAATCTGTAGCTTGGATTAATCCACCTGATGCGTATGTCATTTTTCTTTACCTTAACTGTTTAATTTAACTATAGCTTCAACGGTGCCTTCAGTCACTGTTGTTTTGTCTTCTAATGCGCGGCCAATTACATTGAACGCTGTCATTTCACTTCTGTCTGCAGCACGAGCTAGGCCGTTACCTGCACTTACTAAACGATCACCTTTCTTAACAGCACCAATTACACGAACTGGTACACGACCGTTAACTGCTACTGGTGGATGGGTAGCATTGGTACCTGCGCCGCCGTTTAGCAAGAAACCTGCAGCTGTACTTATAACACCAAATACTGCTTCTGACAATTCTTGTACTGCGGCTGTAATTTCTTTTAAGCCACCTAGTTCAACTACAGTACCCGGTACCATAGGAACGTCTGCTTCAAAGCGTTCTGCCAAGTCAGCATAGTTGGCCTGTACTGATAAGAAATTACCTGTTACACCGTAGATAAAGTTCCAGCGCGAAGCTGATGTACCTAAACTCGATGCTGCATTAGCTGATGGTACAGCATACGCAGTAGTAACAGTTAAGTTACCGTTTACTACTGTCGCGCCAGTGATTGTAGTAGCACCGTTAACTGTTAATGAACTTAATGTGCCTCCGGTGGCTAAAATATTACCTGCGGCATTAATAAATCCGCTAGATATTGTTAGTGTACCAACTTGTGTAGTTGCGCCGTTAACTCTTAATGAATTAAATAAACCACCCTGTGCTAATACGTTGCCAGATGTATTAAGTTGTGAGAACACCGTACCCGTACCTGATGTTAAACTTAGAACATCAATGTTAACACCATAAATTGTATTGTATCTATTTGTAGCATTACCCAAATATGCCACATTGTTTGATGTTGGAATAATGTTACCACTGTGGTTTGTTATACCATTAACTGTTAGTGCATTATGTACAGCACCAGTTGATAAAACATTGCCCGATAGATTTAAGGACGTACCAGTAGTTGCACCAGCTACTGTTAGTGCATTAGCCACTGTGATTGTATTGGTACTTGCGGCAATAGTTAGTGCTGTGGTAGTAACGCCGCTTCTGTTTATATCTACACGAATATTTCTGTTTGATGTTGTTTCTGCAACAACCGCTGTACCGGAACTAGTATCAAATGTCAAGTCACCCCCAACAGTTAATCCGCCAGCTGCGCCAAATGCATAGTTGGTTGTTTGGCTAATATCGCTACGTAAGAATTGGCTAGCTGAGAAGCCGCCTAAAGTACTTGCGCCAGTTGTAGCACCTGTAAACTGTGCTCCAGCAATAGTAGTTTGACTAACTAAATTTAAACCTGGGATAATTGTACTAAAGCCAGGAATTGCTGTTTGTGGTGTAAATGTTGCGTCTTTGCTTAGAATAGCAACAATAGTATTTGATACATAAAATTTAGTTACATTGTGCGAAACTGCACCTGTGTCCAGAATACTTTCTGTTACCGGACCCGATGTACCTGATGTGCTAGTGTATGTAGGACCAATAGTAATCCAGGCACTACCGCTCCATACTTTCAATTGTGCATTAGTAGTGTCCCACCAAATATCGCCTGTTACTGAAATACCTGCGCTAGGCGAAGTTGCTTGTGTAATCGCACTTGAAATAGGTTTCCAAAGATTGTTTGCAGCATTGTAGACTTTTAAGATGTCGTTTACGTTATCATACCAAAGTTGACCTGTTAATGGTGCTGTTGGTGCTGTGCTATTACTAAAGTTTTCTAGTAATTGAACGTAGTTTTCATTTAAGAAAATACCATAACCAGCATAGTTTTTACCAATGAGCGTAAGACTAGTAGCAGTAGTATTAACTGTACCATCTGCGACTGTAGCTATCGATATCCCAGCTGTTGTAGTGACTGTATATGTCATAATTCTAACCTATTTAATATTATATTATTTATCTTAGTTTAACCGGCCAATCCTAACAATGATCCGCTGTTTTCAAAAGTAGTAATAGTTTCCCCACTTAGATAATATCCGGTACCTTTTGTTGCAACTATGGCATTAGCTGATCCACCAGCAATAGTACCATTGTTATTAATAATCAATGATGTTGCAGTAGAAACAGCATTGCCGCCTGGCCAAGCTGCGTTCCCTGTGGCACCTTGTATAGTTCCATTGTTTATCAAATAAATTCTACTACCGGTTGGAAATCCACCAATGCTAAAACTAGCAACATTAGCATTAACTGATGTTACCCACACCCCAGCGTTTACTGTAACTTTTACATTTAATGGTCTAATAGGACTACCCATTATAGTGTATAAGTTTGCATTAGTTACATTAGAAGTGATAACTGCGGTATTATGTAAGGTCTGCCAAGCATTGCCACTAAAAATAGTTACTGATTTCGTTTCTGCCCAAACATTGCCATCCCAAACATATATTGCTTTAGGAACTTTCCATTGATAGTTGTCATAAACATTGATAGTCATTTGTTAAATTTGATACCAAATATCACCCACGGTGGCTGTGCCGCTCGGTGCACTTGTACTAACAGTTTTTGCACCTTGACTATTTTGACCAGCAGTTTGTACATATCCAGATACAAACGCCTGAGTGGCCATGGTGTTTCCAGATAGTGTTATGCTGTTAACCCCAATGGCTACATTACCCACGGTAACCGCACTAGCTGTTACATTACCATTTAAGCTACCGTTAAATGTTGTAGCATATACTGCGGCAAATTTTGTAGCACTAGCACCAATGTCAATAGTTCCGTCAGCACTCGGCACTATTTTATTTTGTAGTGTTGTGATATCAACTAATGTAGTTGTTCCGCTTAAGGTTGTTGCTCCAGTAACACCTAAAGTACCTGTTACTGATAGATCATTATCTACTGTAACACTAGCATCGGCGCCGCTAATACCAATTGCCCTAGTTAGTGTACCTATATTTGAATAAAAATTTAAATTATATCCATTTAATAGACTTTGTACTGCTACCTCAGTGGTAGAAGTTATTTGATTTAATACTAATGCTGTGCTAACTACTAAATTACCCACACCTAAACTATAAGGAGTGCTTGCGGGTTGATCGGCACGTAAAAATTGATTAGATCCTACACCGTTAAGTTTCAATGCATTACTAGCATCGCCTGTAAGCTGCGCACTGGCAACGGCTGTTGGCCCTGCCAGGTTAAAACCAGGATAAATTATACTATATCCATTGATAGAAGTCTGCGGAGTAAATGCACTACTAGAACTAAAAATACCCACAACGGTATTTTCAATATACAATTTAACTACCACATGATCATTGCTACTAGAGTCTAAAATAGTTTCAACAATTGCACCACTGGTGCCGCCTGCTGAAGTAGTTGATGGCGGACCGATTAACTGCCAGCCACCGTTGTATGCATGCAGCTGATTATTAGTTGTATCAAACCATAGATCACCTAAACTCGACACCGCACCTAATGGTTCAACGTCTTGCGCCAACGAGCTACTAATTGGTTTCCATTTATTAAGACCAGTATTCCACACTTTTAAAGTGTTAACACTAGTGTCATACCATATTTGACCTGTTAGTTTCTGACTTGGTGCTGTATTTGCGGAGAAATTTTCTAATAAGTGAATAAAGTTTTCGTTAAGAAACGCACCATACCCAGCATAATCTCTACCTATGAGAGTTAATGCTGTACTTGTAGTATTAATCGTTGCGTCTTGTACAGTTGCTACCGGAGCACCTGAAGTAGTTGTTATTGAATATGGCATTCTTTTACCTTATGTTATTCTGCATACTGGAACCAAAAGTCGCCGTTGTTGCTTCCAATATCATTTACACCTGGGTTAGGTGCTGCATTACTTACAAATTTAGCACTACCGCCCCACCATGTAGTTGCTGTTTTAGCAAATTGTGTTGTGGCAATTAAAGTGTTTCCAGTTGTGTTATATGTTTGACCTTGTGTTGAGGCCGTTGCACCATTATTTAACACCACACCACTTGATGCGGCTGTTAAAACGGTTGTACCGTCAATGACAATATTAGCACTACCTGTGCCACTATCGTTTACCCATATATGGGTGTTATTTTGATAAATCTTATAGCTAAAGAAGCCAGAATTATTAACAACGAATGCAGTTGTAGCAACCATACTGTTAGCTGTTCCTGCTGGTGCTGTATCTGCTGTTGGTACACCATATAATACTGTGTCATTAAATTTGTTATCTACATAATTTGTCATAGCAACGTTTGCTTCATAGACAAACGCCGTAGTTGCGATTGTAGTGTTGGCCGAACCCGGATTCATTGTAACACTGCGTGGTAGGCCTGTTAGCGTAGGACTTGCAATATTTGCTTTTAATACAATATTGCCATCTAATATATCTCTAAAGTTATCTGAGTAACCTTTTAATGCTAAGTTTGCACCTTGTACAAATGCTGTAGTTGCAATACTAACACTATTATCACTGTCTGCTGGTGTAGGTGCTTGTGGATTACCTGTTAGTGTTGGGCTTGCAATGTTTGCTTTTAATACAATGTTTGCATCAACATAACGTTTAGAAGTGATACCGTCCGGTGTTACAGGATCTACACCAACTTCTACATAACCGTTTGTGCCGTCAATATGTAGATAACGTGTTTTTGTGCCGCCTGTGGTAGCATAAAGATCAATATCAGTATTACTAATACTATTCCATAGTACAAGAGTATTAGCAGAATCAATTGTTAAGTTAGCATTATTATATGCGCCAATGGTTACACCACTATTATTTAGAATAGTTAAATTGCCTGTGCCGCTATTATTTTGATTGTTACGGAAATAGTTGGCCGCCGGTTGTGCGCCTAAGTAACTAGCATTGTTAGCAGTGCCCCAAATAGTACCATTGGTACTAGTTGTGGTCATATTATAACCAACTTGAATTGAGGTAAATCCAGAAATACTTACGTTAGGAGTAAATTGGTCTTGACTGATAATTGCGGTACGAGTACCATTTAAGTATATTGATACAACATCATGTGATACAGTGCCGTCTGAAATTTGTTCGTATAAGGCGCCGCTCTTACCACTAGGTGTTGGGTAGCCCGGGCCGACTAAAATCCAACCTGCAGCATCATACGGACTTGTGCCATCGTAACAGTATAATTGTTTGTTGATACTATGCCACCAAAAATCACCGCCTATAGTAGTACTAGGTGCTGTTGATGAATATGTAGCACTACCTACGTTTTTCCAAGCACTACCTGTGTATACTTTAACTAACTTGTTACCACTATCATACCAAATTTGTCCAGTGTTAGGATTATTAGGGCTTACATTGTTACTAAAATTAACAAGTAATGCTACTAAATCTTCTGCTATGATTTCACCATAACCGCTGTAGTTACGACCTACTAAGGTTAAACTAGATGCCGAAGTATCTATAGTTCCATCTAAGATTGTTGTTAGTAGTTGTCCATCTGGTAAATTTACAATGTATGACATTTTATTATCCTAATTATGCTGTCAAGTTAGTTAGAGTTTGTACTCGAACTGTATATTCTATTTGTATTAAACGATTCAACGCTTTTTGCACCGGGCTAAAAATCACGTGTGTTAATAATGGCAAGCCGGCTCCTAAACCGCTTGCACCTGGTATGTGGCCAAATAAGCCTAGTTCATCAAATACATAGTCACCGGACAATGTTTGACTATTATCAAATACTGCTTGCCCACTAGGCTCGCCGTAGTCTAATAAACAACTAACCACAATATCAGTATACTTTAATCCAGGAGTATGATTTACAATCATTTTATTGTTCGCAGGATCAGTATTTGCTGCATTTGTGTCATCTACAATTTTATAGTATGTAGGATTATACAAGTCAGCATTAGCCACATTAGTATTTGTTGGCAGATACGTAATAACACCGGTTGGGTCAACGGTAGTTCCCCCGTTACCAAAGTGCATCTCAGTAATAAAGTTTTGACTTTTATTTGCAGCATTTTGCGCCAAACATACTGAGAAATTTTCATAGTGGATAGCATTAGTTTTATCAACAAATACTTCTTTGGTGATAGGATCAAAAATCTTAACCATACCAATAATGTCTAAGTTCATCGTTGATTTCATACTATGCTCGTCCGTCCATAAAAACTTCTTTTGTCTCTGGGTCAAATATTTTAATATGCCCTTGTATATGTATACCGCCACGCTCGTCGGGTTGTTTTTGAGGTTGTGTTTCCACTTTCTCTTCTTGTTTATTTGTATCCATATTCTTATTTATCTTATCCATAATCTACAATTATTTAAGCTGTTATAGTACCCGTGGCTGACGCAAACGGTATTAGCCCGTAAATGCTGTTAAATGTAGTAGTACATCTAACTTGATATCCTATTGGTCCTGTTGGGTACCATGCGTGCGCAGGATCATTTAAGTTAACTAAACTTAAGGTGTTATTTGTACCTTGAGCAAACTGTATTCCATCAATATAAGTCCAGCTATCAGTAATTACATTCCAAGTAATACCGTCAGCAGACCATTCCCATGTATACTTCATTGTTCTGCTGGACGCAGGTAGTAGGCTTTCAGTGGCTGAACTAGTAACAACTACACCAAATACATCAGAAATTGTTACGTTAGATGCAAATCTTGCTGTGCTTGCGTTTACTGCTAGGCTCCAGTTAGTAACCGGTGTATTGATTACATAAGTATAGATGTTTGTTGGGTCATATGATGGCCAATCTTTTATAAACATTGCTGCACTAGTTGTTGAACCAACTAATCCATTGCCTTCTAATATATTTCCTCCAGTTCCTGAATTGTAAAGTACATTAGCATTTACCATTAAATTACCGTATACTGTATCTGGTAATGTTTGGTTAGGACTAGCATCAGTTACCCGTACACCCACTGGATATAATACATTAGCACCGGTACCTTGGGTACCGCGGCGTATTTGGCCAAGTACATTTGTACCAGGTAAGTAGCTGATGTTTGCAGTACTTACATAGTTCCAACTATTAGCATTAACGTTACCAGTAACAATATAGTTATTACCTGCATAGTTAATTGCAGTGCCCGCAGCGTATGCTGTATTAGCTGACCATACCACAGGAGTATAGATATTTTTTTTGTAATACGTGATACGTTCACCGTTAATAAACACTACACCAGGGCGAGCATATAATGGACTAGGTTCAGTTAATAATGTTGCATCTATAACATAAATGTTAGCATCTGTAATACTTAAATTAGTTGATAATTGTGTGGTATTGGCAGTTGAAATCTTCAAATATGCTGGTTCGTTAACCATATTATCAAATATACGATAAGCAGCTACGTTTGCACCAACTTTAGTATAGATACGCATATCTAACGTGTCAAACGTAATACCCGGTACAAGTTCTTCCGGAGCACGGCTATGATATGTATCAATAAATTGACCACCCTGTGTTACTATATCTTCAGGTGCTGTACCCAATGCAATGTTAGCATATAGGCTATACAATGCTTGATCATACACGCTTGTTGATAATAATGCAATACCATCCTTGCTAAATTGTACAGGATCATACGGTGCAATATCATAACTACGTCCAAATAATGGATTTAGCGTAAATGGTACGCTTTGCGTTACTGATGTTGGATATGTTACTCCTGGTACTAATTGTTCTAAGCTGTCATAACGTGCTGTGATAGTTGTATCAGTAGCTAGTGTTACGTTGGTACTTAGTGTAACCTGTGTTACTTTAATTGGGATGCCGCCAAAGCTAATATTAGCCAATGTAAGATTACCACTGATTGTATCTGTTAAGTTAACGCTGTTTGTTGTATAGTTAACACTTACAATAGTGGCTTCAAATCCAATATTAGCACCAGTTACATACTGTCCAACTTGTAGACCCGACATGTTGGTAATATTTTCAATTGCAGTACTGCCTTTGTATAGATTACCATAAAAGTGTCCCAGGCTATTAACTTGTAAATTAATATTACCAATTAGACCCGTTACATAGCCCGCTTGTACACCACTTTCACCAATATACATATTTTTAGCAAGACTGGCTGCATTATACACATAGATAGTGTTTGTGTTAGTGGCTGTATTAGCCATAGTTACCGCAGTTTGTATAGTATCCACCGCCGGCATTACGTTTGCTGGCTCGTAGTAACCAATAATACGGTCGTTAGCATTGCTAAAGTAGCTTGCTGGACATACTGTATAATCACTAGGTATGAACTGTGTTGAGGTTGTGATATTAGAATTTATAAAATACGCTTTACGTAGCATAACATTGCCGTCTTGGAATGCATAGGTAATGATATCACCGCTACTTACACGACCATTAGCATCAAACTGTGTTTGAATGTAGGTAGTATTAGCTGTCCACACCTTGACATTACTTGTATAGTTAATACGGTCAAATTTAAGTGTGCTGTTAAATGAACGCACTACAGGGTTTTTCATTACTGCATACGCAGTAGCAACGGTACCTGCATTTATACTTGTATATCCGAAGCTAATTGCAGTGCCGGTAAATGAGGAAATATTAGCCGACGACATGGTAATTTGACTGTTTGCACTGTCAATTGCCGCAATCACTGTGGTTGCATCAAATGCTGTGTTTGCGCTCATTCCAGTGAATAAACCAGCAGTTGAATTAATAGTGTATGTGGATGATATTAAGTTTACATTGCCACCAATAACTACAATATTACCTACTACAGAACCATTTACAATTACAGTTGGGGTTGTGGTGTAGCCTGAGCCACTGTTTGTCACTGTAATAGAAATTAAACTACCCGAATTACCATCAAGAGTTGCAGTGGCCGTGGCACCGTTTCCATTACCGTCAGTGCTGATAATAGTTATCGCAGGTGGAAGGATGTATCCTTTACCGGCATTTTCAATTCTAATGCCATCTACTACAAGATTTCTATTATTGTACCATTGGTTATACGGCCATGTTTGCCATGTTGCTGAATCCTTGGCCACATACGGTGCTTCTCCGCTCGGACTACGGAACATTGATGTAAGACCAAATGTATCATAGTAAGCCGGTAAGTCAAAGTCTGTAATATCGCCGCCAAAAGTGTCATTGCCTGTATAATCTAATAGATATTCACGTATCTTAGTACGGTACGGTTTAACTTCTTCAATGTAATTTTGATAGTATGTTTGGTTATCAACTACATAGCTCGGGAACTGACTTAGAGTTCTTAGTTTATGTGTGATACTAATAAAGCTAGATTTAAATAACCAATCTACATAAGTTTGTTCAGTTAATAGATAGTTAATCATTACAAAGAACAAGTTATTAAATTCACCTTGTAAGGTATTTTTAAAAATGTTATTATATAATGCTTGTACAATCGAACGAATTTCTTTGTTAGGATTTTGATCGTATCTGTTGCTATCAAAATCTTGATTACCAAACCCTAAATTATTATCTACATAATTACCTAGTGTAGTATCTAATTGTACTGTACCGTTTTGGATGCCTACTACACCCAATCCACCGCCAACCTCAACTACTACTAGTTGCCATGTATTATTACCTGTAGCGTTGCGAATATAAATTACACTGCCGGCAATTGCTTGTAATGCAAGTGCATTAACTGTAGTTTCTACGCTAAAGTCTGGTTTAGTTGAAGCACTATATCCTGTAGCATACCAGTCAGCATATGACCAATAGATACTTGTTTTATAACTTTGTACTCTGGTGATCAGCCAACTCTTACTATCTGTTAATGTATATAAAACCCACAATCCGTTTTGTGATGTATCGTTTTTAACTAGTACACGGTATCCCGGTGATAACGGCAATGTGTCTATATACTCTAACTCAACTTCTGTCGACACTGCTTGATCATATTCACCTAATTTAAAATTAGGCTCTGCTTCTTGAGCATTTAATCCGGTTAAGTCAAATTGTTCAGCAATAGGATTAATAGCAAAAATATCATTAACATATTGAATCATTTCATTGACTGCTGATAGTCTATCAACAAACATACTTTGGCGTGGACGAATATCAACACCATATCGATCTGCTAAACTCAATGTTGGATCAGGCACCGTTGAACCCTGCTGGTCAATCCCTGCTAAACTGTCGACAAACTTGTTAACTAATTTAGTCGGAATCGGATTATTAGGATTACCTTTTTGTATTAACTCGTATTCACTGTGAATCAAATCAGTGTTAATTTCTAATTGATGATCTAAGTGAACAATGGTATTATCGGAACTTAGGTAAGTAGCAACATTGTAGAATACAATAGCATTACTGCGTATCATAGCCGCATAAGGAATACCTTGTGATTTAGGATTTGCAATATAATCTACGATTGCCTTCACTGGCAAGGTACGGCTCGGTATCGTGTCATCTAAATGAGTTTGATCGTATACCCAGAAAAAATACCTAGTAGTAATAATGCCTGTTGTCTGATCAACCGTAATTATTTCAACATACGCACTATCGTCTTCATGTTTAGGTATGCCCTGTAATGCTCCATTAGTGTTAACATATTGGCTTGGTAATACTGTGCTTTCTATCCATTCATACACATTAATCGAACTTCCTGGGAACAACTCACCCCAATGTAGACTACGATAGGTTAGTGAATCTTGTTCGTAATCAATAAAGCGAACAGTACTTAAATCCCACCAAACTTTTCCTACTTGTTTGTCACTCCAGTAGACACTAGAATTAATATCAGCTTCTGAGTTATATCCTTTATTATAAACAGCAGGATCGTATTCTGTCTTAAATGAAATATTTTCTTCTGCTTGTCCTAATATGCGCCCTTTAGCTGGATCAACAAATTGTAAATTTTCTTCAATTAAATTAGTTTGACTACTGTATAGGTACGCACGAGTTACACTATCTAAATCAACTTTAGGAGATTGATAACGTATTAGTCCCCAGCCCCTAGCCATCGTAGGGTTACTAAACACATAGATACTACCGGATTTAGCAGGTGCACCCGCTGGTGCCATAAATGGTGCTGCAATAGTAATATATGCCCCTTCAATATCTAATGCATATCCAAATTGACCGCCGGGAATTAATATACCCGGGTCTAATTGTTGTGCAAATGCATATCGTCCCGGATCCTCTACATCATCACGTGGATCGTCATATAATTCGTAAATGTAAACACTACCACTACCTGGTATTCTATCATGTAGTCTAGTAGACGCCGCGTCAAATACAGTTCCGTTGGTCGTAGTACTCACATCAATGGTTGTAAGTTCTTTAGTAGTGCCTCGAGCACTACCAATCACTAGCATGTATGCATTTGCTGCTAGTTTAACTTTTGTACCAAAATATTCACCAGGTAACCCGTAAGGATTAACAATAATCTGCATGAATGCAAATACAATCATTTCAGATTCTGCAAGTACACCTGCACTACTAGAATTCGTAATGCCTGAAAGTATACGTAGTTGGTCTTTGGCAACTTTAACATCTGAGTCTAAACGTAAATATCCGTTTTCATTTGTGGCTGTTACTCCTAAAATGTTAGCGTCATTTACATCTTGTACAAATTCGTCTAAGGTAGTTAACCTAACTGCAACATTTGATGCAGTCCACGAGTTATTAATTGCTACGTTTGCACCTGTTGAGAATACGTAGGCGTTTTGATATCCTGAAACTTTAACAATGTCACCTGTAGTACTTTCTGTCACTCGCACGTTAGCGCCAGTGCTTGGTTGTGTGATCCAATCTCCAGTACTTACAGTTACGTTGCCTGTTAGGCCTAGACTAATACGAACTTCAAAATTGTTTAAACGAATTGTATCAACTGGATTAAATGTTGGGTTTAGTACATAGCCCGTGTCAGTACCATACAATCTACCGCGGTTATGGAATTTCCATACGGCACCACTGTTATATTCTGTACCGTTATCATAATATGGTGCACCAATGTAAATCGCACAGTTATTACTACAAATTGTTAAGCTCGTACCGAACGCAGCGTTTGCCTGAATTGCAGCTAAGCCGCCTGTTAAACTATCTACACCGATTAGGCGTTCTAGGTAGTTAAATTTATTAACCTCAACAAGAATAACCTGGCCAATTGCAGGCGGATTAGTAAATCTGATTGTATTAGTACCTACTACTGTATATTGTATATTTTCAATACCGTCAATGGTAACTTTATGTACAGTTGCAATGATATTTTCAGTGTTATAGTCTTGGCCACCTGTACCAGCTACTGCATCAGTAACTGAATTAAATGCTTCAATAACACGATCGTATACATAAACTGCACCAGCACCCAATTGAAGTATACCGTTGATATCTTCAACGGTATCGCCGGGGGCACCAACAGCTACCTGTGCACCATCAAAACTTGAGGAAATAGCATATCCAAACTGTGCCCAACTGTTACCAGTAGGAACAGTTAATTTTTGTACCAAGGCATAGTAAGGGCGTTGCGTAATAGTAACGGTCGTTGCAGAAATATTAGCATTGCTGGCAATATTACCGTTGTTGATAAATCTAACGGTACGTGTGCTGTAATCGAATACATAGTCAATATTAGGTATAAATGTTTTATCTAAACTAGTAACTAATAAACTACTAGCATCACTACCCGAAGTAAAGTCTGGTGTAAATGAGTTTATCTGAATACTGCTCACTGCGGCATTGCTTCTTAGGTCGGTTGGATAAACACCATATGATACTAAGTTACCACTACTTAAAACACTAATGTTAGCAAGTATAGTTAAGTTGGCATCAATTACCACATTACCGTCTGTGCCTGTTGTTACTTTTACAAAGTTTGTAATGTTATCAACAACAATTTCTGTGCTAGAAACTACACTAAGAACAGAAGTTCTTGCGCCAGTATTAGCCTGTATTAATACGTCAGTTGGGTTAACTGAAATAGGACTGTTTAGGTATACAGTATTTTTGTTATTAACAGAAGTAAGCTGTGTTTGTACTGGAACATAACGTTTTAATCCGTATGCATAAACACTGTTATTACCCGGAGCACTGATGTATAACCACTCACCGTCTTGATTAAATGCCATACTGTAACCGAATTGGTCACCAGTAACATTACTTACAAGAATTTGACTACGATCAAACGAGTAGCTTGATAAGGTTTTGTCATAGATATACACGTATCCGTTTCCTGACCAGCTACTCGGAGCACCGATTGCTACTTTAGTATTACCAGCAGCTGTAGTTGCTAGATCAACTGAATGACCGTATGCATAGGTATTTGCGGCTGTTGGGGTCAATATGAGACCTTGATCAAATTCGCCTGCATAGTTTTTAAGGAACGTATTTACATAACCAATGCGTGTAGTAGATGATATAAATTTAGCGCCAGTGTCTATAGAAAGTATAGATAAGTTACCAGTTGAGTCAAACGTAAAATTATTATTGTATTGACCAGCATATATGTTTCCACCTAGGTTGCTAACTAAAGTTAAGTTAGCACCAGACGAAACCTGTTCGATATAAGCACCAACATTGGCGTTTAAATAGCCTGTTGTGGTAAATTGAATTTGTCCTTGTTGTGCTGCTCCGGCAACGATAATCAAACCGTCTGACGACATTTTTACTGAAGTCCCAAATCCGTCATTGGGCACATATTCACTACCGCCTTTAATTACCTCTTGATCCAGGCCCCACGGCGTTTGTTTTTCATATACCTTCCATGTGCCGCTAGGTTGTGTGCCAAATGGTTGACCTTGTACTGCGGTGGTTTCTGCATCTATGTCAATCCAAATCTTATCTCCAACTTTCCAGCCGTTGGGTGGATTTAACAACCCGTACACACGACTTTCTTCCATGTATTTAAAGCGCATGCTATCTAAACGGAATAACATACCACTACCTGTTTGTGTAGTTAAGTTACCTAGGTTAGTAATATCGCCTGTATATCTTACCAAAAGACTCGATGCACCAGTTACACGTAGTACTTGATAGAAGCCGTTGTAGGCCGCGTCAAAATTCTTAACTAAGAATATATCATATTTAGAAAGGCCGTGTGGATTATCTGTAGTAAATGTAATATATCCATTCAGACTATTTGTCACTGCGGTGATCTGATTATTAGTTTCTGTTACGCGAAATACATTCCAATCTTGCGTAAAGTCTTTAGCTACCCAAATTAGATAACCACTGCCCATATCTGCAATCTTATTATCCAAGTCAACATAATTTGTTAAGTCAAAAATTTGCAAATCTACGTCGTCAATATTTACATATCCTGCTGTAGGAATATCATTGTCATAGTCACTATTTTCAGTTCTGTTCAAAGCAACATTAGCAGAGTATGCACCATATGATTTATGCAATTGTGTACTATTGAATATAGTAACCCCATTGGCTAAATTATTATCGGCAGCGTCTACAAAACTCGCCACACTAGGGTTTACCCCAAATGCTTTTTCATCTAAGGCAATTTCAACAAACGGATTGCTAGTCAGTGCACCGTATTCACCAACACGCACTGCCCACTCTTCATATAGTGCAATGTTGCTAGTTAGGTTATTAATAGTTGCTTTGGTAAACGCATCAACTGCATTCTTAGTACCTTTTTGCGCTACGTAACCTTTGTAGAATTCAATTTGTGTTGTTTCTGTTAGACCTAAATCACTAAGGTATTGACGTTCTCTAAAGCCAATAAGTGCATGACTGTAGGCCATTTGATTTTTGTTACGTATCTTAGCGTAACTATCATAAAATGATTGACTTTCTACAGCAATTGTGCTAAAATTAGGCAGTAGGCCTGTTTGTATTTCGTTCTTGCCTAACACCTGCCAGTTTTGGAACTGAAATGTTCCATTAGCGGGGATATCTCGAAGAGCAGTATAATATTGACTCTTGTATTGTACCAGATCACCTTTAAGATAATCTTGGCCTTGGTACCAGGCATCTACTACGCCGCTGTTATATATGTAACCTTCTGGGCTTAGACTACCGTCCCAATCTGCGGTGCGCTGACCAATTAGTTTTAAACGGAACTGGCGGTTACCACTACTTGGTTGGTAGATAACGTCATTGAACACTGTGGTATTATCAAAAATTAGCGTATGTTCGTATTGCACCAATGAAACTTTTACATAACCGATAACACTGGCCTCATCTTGCAGCTCTAATTTGAACTCTGTAGGTGTTCTATAAACTGCATAATTGTTATTCTTAATAAGATTAAAGTTTTGGTCAACAACTCTACTACCGTATTGACTATCTTCGATGCCTTCTGTCACCGCACCGCTGGTAATGGCATTTAATGTGTTCGATACTGGACTTACTACTAAAATACTGCCCGCTTTCCATCCTTGTTGAGCCCAGTATAAGAATTCACGTGCGCTTAACCGCCAGTTTTTGATTTCATTTAATTGGGGATCAGTATCTGTAAATGTCCATCCTTGTGCTATTAGATAACGTTCGTAGCTGATCATAAAATCAACTACCTGTTGTTGCGTATTAAATTCATAACCGTAGGGTACATTCATTAATAGATTTTGATAATCATTATAGATGGTAGCTGTACTGTTCAGTACTTTAATTTTACTAGCATTATTGTTTATAATACTTGGAATGATTGTAAAGTAACTATTAAACAAATCATAGCCGCGCATACTATAACCATTATTTGTTTTTTCAATAATTAACGCACTGTAAATGATTTCATCCATGGCCACTGGTTTTTCATTTAGGAATACTTTATAGTTTTCATTAGGTATAAGAATACTATCATTGGTACTTGTTGGACTGACTTGTTCGGCTAATACTTCTAGATATTTTTGATCTGTAAATCCGCTTACCTTATAGGTTAAATTAACTTGAAAGTTTTGTACCAGCGGCAGTAGATATTTTGCCGGGCTGACGCCTTGGTTGATCAAATATTCAGTAATCCAGTTAATATAGCCTGCGCCGCGATAAACTGTACCAGCACTGGTATTACCATTATAGTCAACTGCAGACTGTGTAATCTGTCTATTTGTACTATCTTCAAGGTATTGAGTAATTTCTGTTGTAATACCCTGCACATCAGTTGAGAAAGTGTATAGTGCATTTAACGGAGTATATGAGTTTACGTCAATTAATGTACCAAAATACTTAGCTGGTTTTAATAACGCCAAGGCCTGTTGGGCGGCGAATGGAAAGTCGCTGCTCGTACGCCAGGCAAATTCCACAGGACCTTGTTGGCCAATAGCCCAGGCTGCGCCTGCTTGTTTGCTGTTAAATGTACGACATAACAATTGTGCCACACTGATTAAGTTACCGTTTTCATCTACTGGAATAAAATCTGACAGGCCAGGGCGTACATAATGTGGGTCAATGCCTTGACGATCACCGTAACGGATGTATCCTGCTTCTAAATCGTCCCATAGAACTTTATTGCCGCCAGTAAATGGTGCAGGACCATAGAAGCCTTGCCACCAGTCTGGTTGACTAGGAAATCCTAACATTTCCCAAGGTGTTAAATGCGGACGAATTGTATCATAGAAATACATATAACATGCACGCCAACTACCCGGCAACAATTCACCATTTACACGATCGCGACTTGAACTGTAGTTCCAAGTGAACGGATCATTGGGGTCAAAAGTATCATTAATAGTATAATCAAGTTTGTTGTTACCAACCCAGTTTAAGAAACTTTGACTTCGCACTTGGTTTGCATCTGCTAATGTATAATCGCTACTTCTAAATTTACCCGGAACTACACTAAAGATCTCGCTAAATGTAGTATTTGCAGATAATTTAATATTGTTATAGATACGTAGTTCTAATTCAAGTAAGAAGCTATCGCGATAGTCACCGAAACTTGGAGTAATACTACCATCGTGGCCACGAATAACAGTTGTAGATGTTCTATAAGTGTCATCTACAAAAATCTCAGGAGTGTATCTCGGCCATAGTCCTAACTTAGACGGAGTTTCTGGAATATAGTTACCATCAGTGTTACTATACTCAACAATTTTAATAATGTCGCCAACTGCCAACGCAATAGTAAAATCGATACTTGGCGTATCTGTTCTAAAGGTGTAGTCGAGCCCTTTAATAAGCTGCTGATCATTTAAATAAACCAACACAGCTTGATTGCTTAGTTTTGTATCACTAAAAATATTTGTAATTTCGTAATTTGTCTGCAACGGATCAAATACTTCAAAGCCGTCGATTGCTCCTATTTGTCCAACAATATTTTTTAACGGACCGTAAGGTACCATGTCACTATAATACCAAGGGAATGATTTATTTTTAACAATATTAATTCTTGTTAAAATCTTATCAACGCTGCCTATAGGATCTGTTGGGTCAATACCTTCAAGACTAGTGCTCAATTCTAAGAATTTGTTTTTAAATTTAGTGTATTCTTGTTGAGTATAACGAACACTGTTAATAAAGTTTGCTTGTTCGTCAATTAAAAATAAACTTGCATAAGGTACAGGGGCACTGTGTTTAAGAATGGTACCGCCCTGTTGCTTAATATCAATATCACGTAGATTACTTTGTGCTAATACATCACCTTCAACAATTGTACTGTTTTGTGCCAATGCTACTAAGTGGTTACGTAGCTGGCCTAGCGTTAAACTATCAATATCAATGTTCTGTGAATTTAAATCTAAATTTTGTGGAACTTGATAAAATGCTGTAGAACTTATTTCGTTACTATAGACTAAAATATCAATTTGATCGTTAATATTTAATGTAGTACTAATAGTGATTTGATTACCAACAATTGTCCAATCGATTGTAGGTTTTAAATATACAAAATTCTGGAATACTTTTACATAAGGAATAGATTGTTCATCGCTTACTGGTGTGATGTCTAAGGTAAACGTATCAGTATAACCGTTGATATTTAGATAATTGTCAGGGTTTGTTGGCTCAGTATAAACAAAGCTGAATAGCTGATATTGTTTGCTTTGCTCTGGAACTGTTAGCCATGTATTTTTTGGATCCAATGTTTGGCTATCTACAATTTTTTGAATGTAGCCTAGATTAACATTACGCGACACAATCGTTCCAGACTCGTCAACGTAACTAAAGGTATCAGTATTAAAAAAGTTTTGGAATTTAATATCACCTTGAGTGGTAAAATTCTTATAACTTAAGTAAAAATTAGTAATAGCATTGCCATTTGCATCATATACAGGTGCAACAGGGCCTCTACTTAACACACTATCAGTAGTTCCTGTAGTTGCTCTATCATATCCAAAGATCTGTGTGCCAATAAATGTACTACGAGTATACTGGCTTAGACTTTTACCTTGAATAACTTCTCCTGTACTTAGATCTAGTCTACTGTCTAAGACATCAAATAATGGGGGTTGTTGTAGATATTCTTTTTGTTGGCTTTGATTCCAATTAACCCCATCAAACCACCATTGGCTACCTTTATATATTCCTAGTTTAACCACTGTGGTATTGTAGGCAATAACATCTCCATCGGCCGCTTTTGTAAGTTCAACATAATAAGGGCCCGATGGTAATTGTAACGAGTTAACGCTATATTGAACTAACGTTAATAGATAAATTTTATTTTTAACTAGCGGGTCAGTATCGTTGCCAAAAATTACACGTAGACCTTCTGGGTAGGCAATATCGCCGTTACTGTCAAACAGCTCAATACCAAATACACTGGTATATATTTTACCTTGTAGGTCAATGAACGCATTTTGAATAGTTGTATCTAATACGTCAATTGGTGCTTTAGCAATACGCCCATCATTGACCAATTGCATATTAGATTCAAATTGTACAATAGGACGTTGGCCACGAATACCATTATTAAAAGTTGGAACAGTGCCATTATAGGCTGCTGTAGCAGTAATTACATCAACATGGAACCATCGATTGCCGCGAGACCATGCATTGCGTTCTTTACTTGCACGATTGATGGTAATGTAGTCGGGGAAATATTCACCTGGATAATTTATTGCTATTTCATCAATATATGCTTCTGGAGTTACTAGCTCGTCAACTGGTACTAATTGTATTCCGCCACCGATATCACCAACTTGTTCAACATAAAATTGACGATTTTGATAGTATGCTGGGGCTACATCATCACCAAATTGCACTTTAAGCCCTGATGTGAATTCAATACCATTAGGACTAGTATAGTTTTGCTGACCTATGATATCAGTCTCTACATCTATTATCCACCCAGCATATTGAATAATTTTAATCGGAGTATAGATATTTGGCGCAACCCCATCTTGAATCCATAATTGATCATTTTGTGAAGTCAATAAAGGAACCGTAGCAAAGAAGCCGTCGTAATCTTTAAAGAATTCTTTGTTAGCATTTGCAATGCCAAGTTTAATATAGATCTTCTCATTAACTGCTACATCTTGAGTATGAACTAGTTTAAGCAACGGGTCGCCAGATGCAATGCTTGTAACTATAGTTCCGGCAGCAATGTCTGTGTACGATGCTGTTACATTCATTACTCCTGTATCGTTGGTTAAGGTAAATTCACTTCCACTAACCGTGTCGCTGATTGTAAATGTTGTTACTGAAGTAACATCTTTAATATAGTAAGTAGTACCTGAAATTATTCCTCCCACTGCTGGGTTTCCAACAAATACCACAGGCATATTTGCTACTAAGCCGGTTGTAGTTGTAACAGTGATCTCGTTGGTACCAGATGCAGTTGCAGACAGTGCGGTTATGACATCTGTACGTTTTATAGTCGCATTAGCCGATACCGTAACAGTGTTAGGAACATAAACATATTCTTGTCCTACAGTTGCGTCATATAATAATGATACTACTTGACTTCCTACTGTTAAACTTGTACCAGCAATAATATTTGCAGCAATAGCAGTATCTAAACGTAATTTTTGACCAATGTCAACATAAACCACACGCCATACGTCATAACGATCTTCTTCAGCAATGACCGCATTGGCATCATACCCCGGAATAATATCGCCGTCATTGTCAACTACTACTGGATTCGTCCAGGCTTCTTCACCTGCATTTGTCCACGTGTTAACATCGACAAATATAGTATATCTGCCGTTTAGTTGACCTGTGATACCTGCATATTGTGGATATGCGGTTAAAAATTGGCTTAATGTTTTATTAGCTACCTGACTGTACGGGATAGGAGTAGCATAGTCTACACTAAACACAGTAGGCATATTGACATAACGATCTTGTGCGTAGGTTTGTGGTACTTTGAATGTTACTATACCGTTATCAGCACCGTTATTTTCTACGCCAAATACATCGCGTGAACTTAAGGTAGGAGTAGCACTAACTACACCGTCTATACCAGTCTCTGTTTGAATCCAAAACGGCACACCCGGTTGGTCAACTACAAACTCATAAACTCCGCCGCGGGCACAAATAATACTGTTATCAACAACACCGTTGTTTCTAAATATATAACGACCGTTAGCAGCATCACGTGTCACGGTGTAGGTAATCGTTAAATCAACCCCGCTAGTGCTTACATCAACAGGATCGGGCCCATCGGGCAACCAGTAGTATTGACTAAAATTAATTAATTTGTCGAAACTAATTTTAGGATCAAACGTATAATAATCTTGTTCAAATAACCGACTGTGATTATTTGTTAGCCCACCGTAATATCCAATTTTATCTAATAGGTCAATATAGTCAGCAACAAAGGTAACATTGTTCTGTTCATCTTGAATTACAACCCCCGGCTCCAACTGGTAATTTTGTCTAGTAGCGTTATATTCAATAACATAACTATCACTAGGTTTATATGTAGGAGCAAATTTACGACCGATATATCCGTAAAGCGTTTCTAAGTTTGGTTCAGTTACTAACTGATCCATTGTAGCAGCTAAGAATTTCTTATTAGCATCACTTTGGAATACGGTAGGTAAAAATTTGTAGGTTTTTCTTGTTGCCATGCTAGTCCCGTCTTTTTGTTAACTTACTATGATTGCACCAGTTTGATTTAATTGTGCCGCAGTAATTGCTGTAATAATTTGTACGTTGTCTACTGTGGCTGCGCTTGTAATAATTTCATTGATGTTAGCATTTACCTGTAATAAACTACCAAATGCATCTGCTTGATTAGCAGGAACAATGATAATGCTAGAAACATTAGGACTTAATTGAACATGTAGATAACTTGCTAGTTCACTAAAGTAAAAAGTTTCGCCGAAGTCCCAGTTTGAAACATCAAAATATGTGTTAATGGCAGCAATTACGCTGGTTTTAATTTCGTTATCACTGATCACTACGTTAGGATTTTTAACGATCTTAAACGTAGCCTGCAGCGTAGGTATTGCCTTGCTACCAAATAAAGGTTTAAACTTAGCTGGATTATAAATGATAGTGTCGCTAATTGCTTTGTAGTTGTCTAAGGTGCTGTAATCAAGTTGCAATTCTTCACTAGTAGGTGCCAGCGGCTGTGCAACTTGTCCAGATGTATCTTGTATCCATGTTAAGTAATCAATTGAATATTGCTGTGTTAATACATACAAGTCGATAATATTATTTGGGCTTGGGTCAATACGTCTGTTATTAGGACTGTTATGACGATATTGGAAGTATAAATCTTGACGACCCAGTTTAGCTGTGTACCCCGTAACTGTGTTAATTGCAAACACTGCACCGCTTACAGTTAATTGATAAAATATATCTAAATTAGGAATGTAAAATAATTGTCCTGTTTGATATAGTGTTTTTGCCTGTTCAATTGCACGCAAGGTATTGTATGATGACACCACGGTGGCATTATCCACAGGAGTTTGAATAACAAAGTTATCGTAACTTACAGTATCTTGAAAGTATACATATTTTTCAGCTGTGTTTACTGTAGGGTTAACAATGAGATCAAACAGTTCGGGATTATCAGGTATGCCGTCATTGTCGCTATCGCTGAATGTTATATAAATTTTATCAATGTTTACATACCCGTCAACTTCAGTAATTGACTTATTGATGTACCATATATAATCTAATGCCAATGGGTTGCTATCATCGGGATTGCTGTTAACTTTTAACACCTTAATTTGATCGTGTACTGTTAAGCCCGTTTTAGCATCAAAAATCTTTGTGGCGCCATCATAGTAGAAATTAGTTTCTAGTACACTTTCAAATACATAATTTAATCCATGATACAATACAGTGTATGTTTTACCTACTGTTTGGAATGCAATAATCCAGCTAGCGTCTTTGGCTTGCCCGCTAGTGTCTCCCGCCCATGTTAGTCCAAAGTCACTGGTTAAGTCTAAGTCTGTTGGTAGTATAATTTTCCAGGTGCCGGTGTCTGTATCGTAGCGTAGACCAAAGTTGGCATACGCTTGTATGTAGCCCACCATTGATTGTACTAATGCGTTAGGGAAATCAACATTAAACACCGCAAATACTTTGTCACCAATAACAGTTTGTGCATTACCGTCTAAGCCAACTGCTGGAATAATTTGATTTAGTGTAACCGGTCCTGCACCACTGGCTAAATTACCTTGCCCACCATTGGTGCCGTCACCTACTACTAATTCAATAGCTGCATATACATAATATTTGTCTCCCGATTTGCTAGGAGTGCCTGTGCGTACATAGTTTTGGCTATCAAAGTAATTGCCTGTACCTGCACTAAATCTAATAATCGCGCCCTGGCGAATGTATTTGTTGCTGTTGGCAACTATATCACCAATTTGTAGGATATTGCCTGCTACGTCAACAAAAAAGCCAGTACAACCGTTGGCAATTGTAGTTGATGTGTGCCAATATACATCTGTCAAAGTAATTAACGGATAGTCAGCGTAGAATAATTGTTGCGTTTCTGTTGCTTGTGCAATAGGAGCAACACGATCATAAATTGTACGATAGATGTCGTTGGTTGTAAAGAAGTCAAAACTAAATGTATCAGTAAAGCTATCACGATATAACATACCATCTTGTGAAAAGATGTTAGTACTTGAATATTTGCCAGTTGCGTCAATGACATCTAAGTAACGACTAACACCAGAACTTGTACGGTTAACTGCTTTTATTTTTAAAATATTACTGAATAGTGTGTAAGGTAAGATATTATAATCTTCACCTGTGATCATACGATTCTGTGTGTAGAATTGTTGTGGAGCCTTTTGTTTAATATCATCTAGACTTTCACGTGTACTTGAATTAGCAATAGTATATTGCAGACTAGCTGAGATATTTAATACCTCAACCCGGCCCGATTGGCTAACATAATTAATAGACATAACTACACCCTGCATTTCATCGGGTGTAATTTTATACTGTAGGCCATTTGATGCTCTATAATATACACGGAAGTTGCCTTGCGGGATATTACTAAATGCACCGTCACCAAATACTAGATCAATTTGATCAGCGGCTTGTGTGTTTACTTGATAGATATTCCGATTTGATGTATTGTTATAGATAACGTTAGTGTTAGCTACAGCAGGAACCTGTGTCCATAGCTGACCCAAAGTTCCGTCACTGTTTACACTGTATAACCAAACGTCACTATTATTGATGTTGTTTACGTTAATATTAAAAATACGGTTAGGGATACTTTCTGCAAAGTTAAAATCACGCGATTGTATAATACCTTGTACAAAGTACAAGAAGTAACCTGTGTTATTGCTACTGTTGCCTAGACCGTCATTTCTGTATAAGAAATTAAACGGTGCTGATACCAATGGGGGTGCTTCGTATATGTAGCTTTCACCTGTACTAGTAGGGCTTACAAATTCAAAGTCCATACTTGTGCCAGCCACTGTGGCTTTAAATGGATAAACTGATAATCTACCAGGTACATAATTTATGTTATATTCTTCTACGTTGATACCTGCAATATTCTGACTACCTGCAGGTTTGCCAATCATTTGATTGCTTTGTAATGCGGCATTTAAAATAATAGTGAATTGTTCTAACCAATTGCTGTTAGCACTGTCTGCCCAATTAACTACTAGTCCGCTTAGATTGATGCCGTTGCTGTCAAACACTGTTTCGGTTGTTGACACACTGTCAAATTTTAAGTAACCTTTGCTATTGATATTACGTTTAGGATTATATGAAATTAATCGTGCTAATTTAAGAACACTGTCACGACGTTGTGCAGTGTCAATAAAGTTTTCACGTGCGTTTAAGTCGCCACGGAAGGCCAATGATTGACCTAAGAAGGCAATCATATCGATTAGTGCAATGAATTCACTTGATTCAATATAGTCGTTGAAGTCTTCTGGGTAGTATAATTGAAGGTAACTAATCATACTAGCACGAATCGTTTCGTAATCGTAGCTTTGGAAGTCGGCGTTACGGAAGGTTTGATAGACTTTTGTCCAGTCCTCTGCAACTAATAAACTCGATTGTCTTGTGGTAATTGCCATACATTATTCCCAATATAATGTATTTATCTTAGAAATAAACTGTGTAGTTAATTACTGTGCAGAAAGAGATTGGGATTCGCCGTTAAAATTTAACAGCATTGTATTGATTTGATTAGTTGGAACGTAGCGCAATTGTAGTTCAATTTGAATACCTTGGTCGTATTCTGTAACTATGATATTATCAAAACTAACACGAGGATCATAACCAGCAACGGCCGATATGTCTGCAATGATCACACTTTTTAAATCTTCTGTGAACGGCTCATACAGTACATTCCAGATAATTGTACCAAAGTTTGGGTTCATCAACTTCTCACCTTTACGGATGTTGAAATGATTTATAATGTCTTGTTTGATTAAGTCAAAGTCAGTCAAGCGGAAATTTTTGCTTGCTCCTAATGTACTAAATCCTTTATAAGTTGCGCCGGCCATATTAATATTTATCCAGCATTGATACTTGGTAGTTTGGGTGCCAGTACGCTGACCGCATACTTGCCTTGGTTAAACAATTCTGCGCCAGGTCCACTACCAGATCTGAATGACAGGGCAGCATCTGAACCCAACTTATGAGCTACACTCATCATTCCTGCTACATCAGCTGGTGTTTGATCAGCCGTAATTGCACCGCTAGACAGTAGGTTAGTGTAATTTTGATTAGTTACTGCTGACATCACACTTTCTTGTTCTGTTTTGTTGCTTAAAAAGCTAGTTGCATCGGTGATACTGTTTTTGTTTGTCCAGCTATTAGGGTTAGTCAATTGATCGTTGCTGGTAACTGTGCTCTTAATATAGCCTTGCTCTTGTAACGCTTTGTAGTCTAATTGATATTTGCCTAGTTTACCATCGCTGCCTGTGGTAGTATAGTCGTTGCCCTGTCCCAACTGTGACATTAAGGCAGTGGTTTCATCTTTAGTCAGCGAACCAGCTGGTGCAACCGCAGGTGGTTGATTACGAATATCTTTAGGAGTAGCTGCGTTTTCTACTCCCGCAGTTGAAGTTGTGTCGCTCTTAGTTGCATCGGTACCCGAGAACGAAGCATTGGGTTGTATACCTGGACTTGTCGGAGTAAATGCCCTGGCTCTAGTACCACGGTCGTAGGGCTCGTGTGTGGGTGCTATTGATACTATAGTTTCTAGTGCGCCGGGTTTACTTGACCACGTACCGCCAGATCCTGTTACCTCGGGCAGTTTACGGGTTTGTATAGGGGTTATAGCTTTTAATGAATCTGTGCCGCCACTATTCTGTTTAATGCTAGCACCCTCAAGTGCAATTATGCCTCCGGCCTTAAGACCTATTTTTGCGGCCGAATCTACTTTAAATGCGCCCACCTTAAATTCAGTACCAGAATTTGCAGTTACATTAAATTTACCCTCAGCAAGAAAATCTATCAAAGGTGTTTCTAATTTTAGACTAGTACCCGCCTTGATATTAATTTTGCCACCTACATCAAGATTAAAGTCGCCGTCAGCATGTATGTCAAATGTACCCTCTGTACGCAAGGCCATGCCTCGTTTGCTATAGGCTAAAATTTTACCATCTTTAGTTAATTCTACCCAGCTAAAACCGTTGGCATGGGCAATATACAGTGACTCGTTGCTGTCGTGCATCAAGATTTGATGACCGCCTGCTGTACGTAATCGAATAAGTTGATCTTCACCAGTAGTGGCACCGTCATCCATTAAGAACACGTGTCCACCTTTGCGTGATTTTACCTCAGTATATTTAGAATTTAATTTACCAGCTTCGAGATCTGGCAAATAACTTGGATCATCTGCAGGGTCATTTACAGGGCGACCTGGGGTACTAATACCAAATACAAAACTAGGACTTTCTCGTTGGCTACTACTTGAAACTGGGCCACGGACAATATCTCTTTCTAAGCCTTGTTTTTGATATATCGAATACTGGTATGTATGTAACGGTTTGTTATTGTTATAAAAGGCGTTGTTAGTAAAATCGCTGGTATATTGATTGAACTCCACAACCGGTACAATATCACCTTCTTGAATTTGTTTACGCTGTCCGGGAGTTAAGCTATTACGATCAACATTTGATGTCCCTGCCAGACCGGGCATCATATAATGACTTAAATGCGGATTAACGCATGCTAATCCGTAACCACGCAACGGATCGCCAGCTACAAAAATTACAATAATCTGCACGCCGATATCTGGTGGAACCATCCACATACCGTAGGTGTGGTGCACTGTACCAAATTTATTTTCTTGGCTAGGGCGATCAGTTGACGATTGTGTCTGACTAGTGTAACCTAAAAATGGACTAGTATAACTAACTGTGCGCCAGTTTTTGGGATCGTCCTCGGGACCGCCTAGGTCTGGGATATAAACTTGTAGTCTGCCGCTGCGAGTTGGGTCTAGGTTATTTTTAATAATACCAATATAAGGATACGGATCAACACGGGTGCCTGCAGCATCTTCACGACGAGCATTCTTAATAACCTTGTTGCCGGCTCTACTATCTATTGCCATATCTTATTATCCTAATATTGTTGCTCTAATATTGTTTGTCCGCCAACAACAATTGATGGGTTAGGACCTCTTGCAGTTGTGTTAAACTGCACACTAGACTGAATTGTTGCATTCATACTAAATCCCAGTGCTGGGATCGAATTTGCTGTATCTACTATCTGTTGATTTAGAGATTTTTGTTGTGCTAGAAGATTTTGTTTTCTTGCCAACAATGTAGCATATTCTTGTGATTTAGCTGCCAGATCTTTTTCACTCAAATCGGCATTGGCTGGATCATCAGCAATCAACTGATCTTCAACTCTAGTAAGTCCTCTATCAGTGGCTCTGTATGAGTTATAAACACTATCGCGTTGTATTACCAGGTCCTTAACTTGTTGTGCTATTACTTTTGCTTTACCTAAGAACTGTGCATTATTATCTGCTTCGGTTGGAACTGGCGGCGGCACTATAGCGGCTGGGGCATTTTGATTATTAATATCGGTTGCAACTCCGGCGGCCCTAACAGCTGCCAAATCTTGTTGTTGTGTAGATGGTGCAGCCTCTGCGTTATTTGCTATAGATACCTCTTGTTCTTGCCCTGGAATTTGATCAACAGCAGTATCAGTTGCTGTAGCAGTATCTGTTGTTGGCGGATTAGGTGCTTGCTGTACTGGAGTTGCAGCCACAGTAGCTGAGCCAGGTCGTTCTGCCGATTGATTGTTATTTCTACTTACATAGTCAAAGGCTACCTGTCTTGGTATTCTAGTCATCGTAAGCTCTTGAGTAAATTGTCCTTTAGTAAATGTGCTAGTTACACTAAGCACTTGGTACAATCCGCTGAACACGCTATTTCTCTCGCCCGCATCATATTTCATAAAGCCTGTGCTATCATCTATGTCTCTAGGGACCTTAAACAACACTTGCACGTATAAACTACCGTCATCCATCACAAGACTGCCGCCATCAGGTAGTAGACGTTTGTCAATTTCTGAACTAACTCTTAAAGAATTTGAAGTGTCTGCACCGTAAAATATATCGTCTTGTTTAATGTAGTCAGGATCACCAATGATAGTCATTTTTACCCTAAGCATATCTGCTTCACTACTACTCATAATACTATCTGCTAGATCAGCTGCACCGACTTCTTTAGCAGTACTTGGATTACCTGTAGCCACTGCTTTAGAGTTTTGCACAACAGGTTTCATTACTAGAGGCATTACCGCGTCATAGTTAATACCTTTAGGCGCATCGCCTCCCGAATAGTTAGGAGCATTTTGAAATTCATAATTTGTAGTAATACTATCGCCTGTAGGATTTTGGCTAGCCATGCTACTTCTATAAGCAGTTTGTTGAGTATAATATAATGTATTAAACACAATATCTAAATGAATGATATCGCTATTCTTTCCTGTAAAGAAATAGTTGTATGCCTTAACTGGTGTAACTACTGTTCCTTGCGGCGCAATATCGCTACGTAAGTTATACATCTTATAAGGCTTAACAGTGTAGGTTACTTCTTTAGCTTGTATTTTTCTTATTTTATCAAAGCCCAACGGTCTAACCTTAGGAATAATTCTAAACCATTTAAGTGGCTTATCTTTCATTGCATCTTTGCGGGCTTTATATTCTTCATTGGATATACCGTCAGGTAATACCAATTGGTCGTGAATATAAGAACTATTACGTATTACATATTCTAATAATTTGTCAATTGTTGTACCATAATTAATACTAAAAATACCCCTACTAGTATCATATGTGTTTTGACTACTGCCAATGTCGGCCATTCTCATACTAACAGCATCTTTGATGTTTTCGTTTTTCTTCATTGGGGTTTCTTTAGGAGTATTACGTTTATCTTCTATAAACGTTGCTGTTCCTAAGATGTCTTGCCCTGTGTCGGGGTCAGGTAAGAATTCAAAACGATATACATCTGCTATGGCTATTTTGCCTGCGTCTTTTAAACCTTTGTAGTAGGCATTGATAGCGGTGCCAAACGAGTCAGCATTAAGTGTTGCAGGTGTGCCTGTGGATGGGGAGGTTGATTCCCGCTGATTAGTGTCAAACTGCTGTATAGCTTGATTAAGGCCGCCAACAGATGTGCCTTCACTGCTCTGAAAGAAATCAACTATAGTTCGTGATGTTACTTCCATGTTAGCTGGCACTGTTACTGTAGTGCTTTCAAATGCAGCATGGCCATACGGTGATGCTCTAAAGTCATATACGGCGCCACGTTCTGTAATCCTAATGCCTAATTTATTGAGTTTAATTGGGAAACGTTTTTGTAATTCCGGAACCGCCCCAGTAATTTCCCCGGCATCGTCAATGGCAAAAAAATCAATCTGTACTAGATAGGGCATGTCAAGATAATTACTACCACCCAAATCTTCAGTAGTTTTGATAATTCTCTCAACCATTGTAAAGCCATACGGCTCTATAATTTCAAAATTGCAGCTAATGGCATTTGTATTGCCCGATTCGTCATTGGGACTTATGATAGTCTTCATACTGAAGTTTTCAAAATAGAAATCCTCAATCCAATTTTTATTACGTTGGAAATTAGCACTATGGCGCCCTGCACTGGCTATAATGACATTTTTAGCCGAGTATTCCTGCGTTACAACTAAATTATCGTATTCTTCATTGGTCATCATGTGTAGACTTAAAGAATAGATATAACTGGCATATCGATGTAGTCTATTAGGTATTGGTGGCGCATTTTGCACTATAAAAATATCGGTGCCGGGAGTTGCTCTATCAACGTTATCTGATTCAGACGGTATTGGTCCGGTCCAAGGCACGCCTGATAAGCTAGGTGCTGCAATTGGGTTTGAGCCCGGAGCCGCCTGGCCGGCTTTGGCACCTTTTAATTGGAAATGAGGTAAATCTTTAAAGTTCTTCCAATTGCCGCCCCACTCTAAACCTAATCCTTCACCAATTTTACCAATTTGTTGCCAGGTAGCTTGTGAAGCATGATATCCACCATTTACAGGAATAACATCAAATGCCTGCCCTGTTTCGTGTATACCCTGGCCGCCTTTAAGATTTGTAACAATTTGCCCAGGTGCAGTGCGTCCTTGCGCATATAGTGTATTTTGTTCTGCAGAAGTTCTTAGTGTGCTGGTAAGTTTAATTGGCACCCCTGCGGCAGCACAAGCGTCGATGAGCTGTTGAGCTAGTTTTTGTGTAGCTGGGGTTAGTGACGTTATTCGATTATCCATTGATACTTCTCATTAAAGCCCTAAACTTGCTACTAGATTTTGTTTTTGTGGGATATAGATAGTTACCCCGGGCTCAAAATCATATATAGGGTCTTGAATAACATTGGGGTTTCGTATAGCAAATACCCACCATAGTTTAGGGTCGCCGTATAAGTCGTAGGCTAATAGGTCGGGACGTTGTTTATAGATAACATCAATTTGATATTGTACATCTTTTGGATCAATGGGTATGCTAGGAATTGTAGCCACATCCATAAAAAACCCATAAAAATCTGTTTTTGAATAGGGACTGGCTTTGCCGTAGTTTGTTGCCATTAGATAAATCCTCCTGCACCAGTATCGCTGTTAGCTAGTAAAAACCCCTGTGCAAATTTATTAAGATCAAAGTTGTCAGCAAGATTTTTACGACTGTACATCGGTTGTAATGTTATAGACACCGAACTTCTTGTTGGCAATCGTGATGTTGTAGTAATTGTATTATATTCTGTTTTTGTAGTATTGGCTTTGGCATTGTTGGCTGCTAATTTAGCATCACCTGCTGCAGACCCGGTAGATCCCCAATTTGGCGCATAAATTTCTCCGTTGGGTCCAGTAATACTATTAGTTGCCAAGTCTGGCGTAGTATTATTTGTCACACTTGGTGGCGAAATCTGCGACTCTTGCAGAGTGGTTCTACTAATAGGCACTTGAATATAGTCAACATCATCCGGCAATGTATGTTGGAATGATGTAACCGCACAAGGTATGTGTGGGAAATAGTGACTACCATATCCATCTAAGAACACAATCGGCGGCGGATTACCTACGTTATCACCTTGTCCAAAGAACATCTTAGTAGCACTGCGGAAAAAGTATATTGCGGCCATCAAATACTGTCCATCGCTGGGGTTTTGTACCGTAAAGTCTCCACTAATCGTAATAGCTGCCACTTCTGAGTTGTTGTAGAAATACGCAGGATAATTACTATGTGTAAGGCTTGCTGAAGAATAGTTTGCGTTATGTGTAACTGTGATCGCAGGAGTATACGGAAATATAACTCCGTTAGTTTCAACCAATGGATACATTAGTGCATTAGGTAACATCGTAGGATCTTGGTACCAAATTTTAGCTTTAGGAGATAGACTTATTCTTACTCGCCAATCATCTTCATTAGCCGCAGTAGCTCCACCAGTACCATTTGCACTTTGGAAGCCTATGTTTGGTATACCTTTAGCTTCACTACTCACACCTCCTGGCAACAGGCCAGAGATGGCGTTACGTGCGTTACTTGGGTTCAATAAAGAAAATACATCTTTGCCGCCACCTGTTAATGCACGGGTAGGTAAGCTACCAGCTGATTGGTTAAATAAACCACCTAAATTTAATGCCATATAATAAAACCTCTTGCTTTACTGTATTTATTGACTGTATTATAGTAGTATATTAAAAGGATTCCTCTAGCTATGAGAAAGGTAAATTACCTAAATAAAAGTATAAATAATATAAAAGGATTGTTATGCAGAACTTTTATGTTTATGCCTATCTTAGAAGTAAAGATTCTTCCACAGGTAAATCAGGCACACCGTATTATATAGGCAAAGGCACCGGAAATAGAGCGTATGTTAAACATTATGCTCCTCTTCCTAAAGACAGATCGAATATCACATTTATTAAACAAAATTTAACAGAACAACAGGCACACGAGTTAGAAATAGAATTAATTACAAAATACGGTAGAAAAGATTTAGGCGCCGGCATTTTACATAATAGAACCAATGGCGGAGAAGGTATTAGTAATCCTTCTCTTGCAACTAGAGAAAAATTAGCGTATGCTAAAAGAAACGAGTCTCTAGAAACTAAATTAAAGAGATCTATAGCGGCAAAAAATAGAATAAGAACTCCGTTGAGTGCAGAGACTAAACAAAAAATTAGTTCAGCAAATAGCGGTAAGAAACGATCAGTAGAGACTAAGGAAAAAATGTCTAACATAGCAAAAGGTAGATCATTATCCGCTGAACACAAGGAACATATTAGCAAGACACTAATGGGAAAGCCCAAAGCGCCATTCAGCAATCAGCATAGAGAAAATATTGGTAAGGTGCACCGAGGAAAACCTTGGTCTGCTGCCAGAAGAGCAGCATATGAAAATAAGGGGAATCAAAATTCGTAAAGTCAACTATTTAAATAATAAAGATATTCTAAAGGAAATTCATAAAAGTAAATCAACATTTTGTAGTTATGTAGACCCTAGCTATAAAGACTACGACATGATTATCTACGGTACTGACAAAATTACTAAGAAAATCATTGCAGAAGCTCGCAGTTCACGTATAGAACGGTTGGCAAAAGAAGCACAAGAAGTAGATCTACTAAACGGTATTAAAAAGAAACTAGACGAATATGCTAGTCCATTAAAAGATACCCCAAGCACAGACGTAGTATTCCGTGTTATGACCTGGGATCATATACCAATTGACGAATTAAAGCAAAAGAAAGCTGATGCTAAAGCACAAGAAGAATACGAAGCCGATGAAGATAACTTTGAAACAGAATACGACGAGCCTGTAGTAGTTAAAGGTGCAACAAAGTATACTAAATGTAATTTCCCTCCGTTTCAACACTATAAAGTTGATGCAGATAATAAACCGTATCTAGTAGGCAAAAGTCATTGGAAGGGCGATTTAGAAAAAGGCAAGTTTAGCAAAGATCATGGCAATATGACCAACAAACTAGCACACATGTTTATTAAGCTATGTGAACGCTATGCTACTCGTAGTAACTGGCGTGGTTATACCTACAACGATGAAATGCGCAGTCAAGCATTACTACAGTTAAGTCAAATTGGCCTACAGTTTGATGAAGCTAAATCACAGAATCCATTTGCCTATTACACAGCGGCTATTACTAATAGCTTTACACGTGTTCTAAATATTGAAAAACGTAATCAAAACATTCGAGATGATATACTTGAACTTAATAATTATACCCCCTCATATACTAGACAAGGAGATTGGGGTGGTGGCGGGTGGGGAGCAGACGAATAATTTTAGAAATGAATAAATACTATACAACTTAAAGGTTTTATATGATTATTAATTGTAAGTATTTGAACTGGTATTTCAATATTATTAAGACTGCTAAACTGCGCAAGGAAACACCTGGGTATACCGAAAAGCATCACATTATACCTAGGTGTTTGGGTGGTAGTAATTGTTTAAGCAATATCGCAGTCCTTACAGCAAGAGAACACTACATCTGTCATTTATTGTTAGCACGATTTACAACAGGTACAGCTCAGAGGAAAATGGCACATGCTGCCTTTATGCTAACTCGTTCGTCCAAAAATCAACATAGATATAAAATAACAGCGAGATGGTACCAGATATTAAAAGAAGGAATGAGTGCCGCAAAAAAAGGTATAGTTATCCCCCGAACAGAAGAATGGGCAAGAAATATATCTAAAGCTAAAAAAGGCAAATCGTTAACAGACAAACATAAAAAAGCCTTAACTGGGATTAAAAAAGGAATAGGGTGGACTAACGCTAGAAAGAACGCAGGCAAACATGTAGTTACCCCGTATGGTATTTTTGTATCTCAAGCAGAAGCCGAACGACAGTTAGGACTTGGTAAAAATGTTATTGCTTATCGAATAAAAACTCAGCCGACAGAATACTGTATTAAAAATGATTACCAAATCAATTGATTTCTGTCTGAGCATCCGTGTATACTGAACTATAACCTTAATATGTTAAAAGGAACAAATGAGTAATTTATTTAAAAAGGCGGCCGTTTTGACAGATGTGCATTTCGGCCTTAAAAGCAATAGTCAACTACACAATGATGACTGTTTAAACTTTGTTAAGTGGTTTATCTCTAAGGCAAAAGAAGAAGGGTGCGATACTTGCTTTATGCTAGGCGACTGGCATAACAACAGAGCCGCTATCAATATCGTTACTTTAAACTACAGCCTAACAGCCTTAGAGTTGTTGGGCAAGGCCTTTGACCGCGTTATCTTTATTCCAGGCAATCATGACTTATATTATCGTGACAAGCGTGATATACAATCAGCTGAATGGGCTAGGCACATTCCTAATATTGAAATTGTAAATGATTTCTACAGTGAAGGTGATGTTAGTATTGTGCCTTGGCTAGTGGGTGACGATCATAAAAAGATTCCTAAAATCAATGCCAAGTATATGTTTGGCCACTTTGAATTGCCACACTTTTTTATGAATGCTATGGTGCAAATGCCCGAGCATGGCGAACTACGTCGTGAACACTTCGGGCATGTTGATCATATGTTTAGTGGACACTTCCATAAACGACAGACTAACAAGAACATTACCTACATTGGCAATGCTTTCCCGCACAACTACGCAGATGCAGGTGATGATGACCGTGGTATGATGATACTTACTTGGGGCCAGGATCCTGTATTTAAAGCATGGCCTAACCAACCTAAGTATCGTGTCTATGGTCTAAGCGATGTATTACGTACGCCCGAGGCATTGTTATTACCTAACATGCACTGCCGTGTTAATATTGACATCGACATTACCTACGAAGAAGCTACGTTTATTAAAGAAACATTCGTTGGCACATACAACCTACGTGAGCTTACACTGATTCCTGTTAAAAACATGGACATCGGGCAGGACATACAGTTAGGTAATATTCAATTTGAAAGCATCGATACCATTGTTACTAATCAGCTAACAAATATTAACAGCGAGCATTACGATCCTAATCTATTGTTAGACATTTATCGTCATCTATGAGAATTTATGCAAGTGGGTGTAGTTTTACTTATGGTGATGAATTAATTAACCCGAATAGATCTGCATGGCCGGCGTTATTAGCTGATAAATTAAATTCTAATATCGACAATGATGCCGTATCAGGTGGAACTAATAGTAGAACTGTTTATCATACTATAAAAAATCTGCAATACAATTATGATCTGTATTTAATTGCATGGACTACTTATTCTAGATTTACTTTTTATAAGAACGATAATAATTTCGAAACGAATTTTAATCCGCAATTAAAACATACATTATACTCTTCTAAAAAATTTTATGCAGACTGGGGCAATACGTTATATAAACATTGGTACAATGAATTATATGCATTTAAACTATGGTTACAACAAATTATACAGTTACAATCGTTACTTGCTAGTAAGAATTATATTATGATTAATACTATGGATAATAACATCAATCAATGGACTACTAATAAAGAATCATTTATTAAATCAGTCAAACCATTAATTAACTTCGATATTATGAATGACGAACAAATATTTGATGAATTTAAAGAAATACAGTATTATATAAGTATCATTGATTTTTCTAAGTTTTACAAATGGAATGAATTCTATATAACACAATTATGTTCACAATTTAAATGTGGTCCTGTAGGACATATTTTAGAAGACGGACATACTCATTTAGCGGAATTAATATACAAACATGTTCAAAATAAAAAATCTCACAGTTAAAAACTTCATGAGTGTAGGTAATGCTACACAGGCTGTTGAGTTTGATCGTCAAGACTTAACGTTAGTTTTAGGTGAAAACATTGATCTAGGCGGCGATGACAGCGGAGCACGTAATGGTACAGGTAAAACTACTATCATTAACGCACTTAGCTACGGCTTATATGGTACTGCTCTTACTAACATTAAGAAAGATAACTTAATCAATAAAACTAATGCTAAAGGCATGTTAGTTACCATTGACTTTGAAGTCAACGGTGAAAGTTATCGTATCGAGCGTGGCCGCAAGAGTAACGTATTAAAGTTCTACATAGGTGATCAAGAACAAGAAGCCAAAGACGACAATAGTCAGGGCGATAGTCGAGAAACACAAGCAGAAATCGAACGCTTGTTAGGTATGAGTCATGACATGTTCAAACACATTGTGGCACTTAACACTTATACAGAACCGTTCTTAAGTCTTAAAGCCAACGATCAGCGCACTATCATTGAGCAGTTACTTGGTATTACTCTGCTGTCAGAAAAAGCCGATGCACTTAAAGAGCAGGGCAAGGCTACCAAGGATGCAATTCAGCAAGAAGAGTTTAATATTAAGGCCATAACTGACGCAAATGGTCGCATTCAGGAGCAAATTGAGAGCTTAAAACGTCGGCAAACTTTGTGGACTACCAAGCATGCAGAAGACGCAACAAAATTGCAAACTGCTTTAGATAGCCTATTAGAAATTGATATCGATAGTGAGATCCAAGCACACAAAGACCTTACTGCTTATAATCAAAAACGTAAAGATCTAAGTGATTTAGACAAAGCTATCCTGCGTGCTGATGCAGATTGCGTTAGAGAACAAAAGTTAGTAGATAAGACTGAAAAAGAAATTGCAGACTTAGAAGCGCATACTTGTTATGCTTGTGGGCAAACATTTCACGATAATAAACATGAAGAAGTTTTAGCAGGTAAGAGGGCCACCTTAGCAGAAGCACACAACCAATATATTGAACTGTTTGGACAGCTGCAATTATTCCAAGCAACTAGAAAAGAACTAGGTGAACTAGGCTCACAGCCAAAAGTATTCTACGATAAAGAAGAGGACGCTATCCATCATCGTAGTACTGTAGCCAGTCTACAAATGCAATTAGTAAGCAAGATGGCAGAAACTGATCCTTACGATGAACAGATTGAGGAAATGAAGACTACTGCACTCGCTGAAATTGACTATACCGTAATGAATGAGCTGATGCGTGTTAAAGAGCATCAAGAATTCTTACTAAAATTATTAACAAATAAAGATTCGTTTATACGTAAACGTATTATTGATCAGAACTTAAGCTACTTAAATGCTCGCTTAGGTTATTACTTGGATAAGATTGGTTTGCCGCATAGCGTTAAGTTCCTAAACGATCTGAGTGTAGAAATACAGGAACTAGGTCGTGAGTTAGATTTTGATAACTTAAGTCGTGGTGAACGTAACAGACTTATCCTTAGCTTATCATGGGCGTTCCGTGATGTATGGGAAAGTTTGTATCAACCAATTAACTTATTGTTTATCGATGAGCTTGTTGATTCAGGTATGGATACTTCAGGTGTTGAAAATGCCTTGGCTATCCTTAAGAAAATGACTAGAGAAAATAACAAATCTATTTGGTTAGTATCGCATAAAGATGAACTAGCGGGTCGTGTAAACAATATCCTTACAGTAGTAAAAGAGAATGGGTTTACAACCTATAACAACGATGTAGAAGTAAAATGAAACTAGCAACCTGGCATTGGCACATAGAGATATCTAGTAAATGCACATTAAAGTGTCTACGCTGTGCCCGTACGGAAATGCCCGATACCTTAATCAATACCGAACTAAGTTTAGATTTCTTTAAAAAGAACTTTACACCAGAGTTTATTGAATCCAACGTAGAAAAGATCACGTTTTGCGGTGACGACGGTGACCCTATCTATGCGCACGACTTAATAGCTGTAATTGAATATATTAAAAGTATAAAACCGGTTAAGTTTGTTATTGTTACTAATGGTAGCTATAAAAAAGAAGACTGGTGGACTAGACTAGGACAGACGTTAGATCAAGATGATCATATTCATTTTAGCCTGGACGGGTGGGATCAGGACAGCAACGAACAGTACCGTGTCAACAGTGATTGGGCTAGCATCGTACAAGGTGTTAATACATTGCGTAATAGTAGCCATGTTTACATGACCTGGGATGCCATTGCTTTTAAGTTTAACGAAAATAAACTAGATGATATGAAGCTATTAGCCAAAGAATTGGGCTTTGATCAATTTCAATTGACTTTAAGTACAAAGTTTAATAAAGTATATAGTATATACCCTAAAGGCGATCAATTACAGCCCAAAGACGAATTAATTAGTAGCAACTATAGATTCCAACGGGTGCTTACTCAGTTTAACGAGCGTAGAGAAAGCACTGTAGGTAGTAAGACTAATTTAAAATTATATAACCAAGCGGTTACGTTTGGTGACGTAGTCCCACTTTGTGGTATTGGGAATAAAGGGTTGTTTATTAACAGTCAAGGGCATTTATTTCCTTGTTGTTGGGTGGCAAACAGATACACACATAACAACGAGTGGTTAGATGTAAGTAAGAATCGGTTCGATCTTAATCAAAGATCGTTAAATGATGTTCTAAATGACGAGTTTTGGAGTGAAGAGTTTGAAATTTTCTCCAGGTCCGAATGCAGGGCTAAATGTAATAAAGCAGTGGTAAATCAGCAGTACGCAACCGAATGGTAAGGAGTAGTTATGGCAGTTAAGAAAAAAGGCAATCCTATGCAGACACGTACAGGCAAACCTAGATTAGGTCCGCTTAACGTTACGCAACTAACATCACTGTTAGAAAAAACGCAACAAAAGAAAAACAAAGCAAAGATTTCAAAAGAAATTGCTCGTAAACAAGCAATGTTACAACACTAAGGAGAAGTAAAATGGCAACAACACATGAACAAATCGTAGCAGCATATGATGCATACCTAGCAGAAAATGAGAAGTTTGAAGGCAAAGGCGTAGGCGCAGCAGGAACACGTGCTCGTGGCGCTTTAGGCGACCTAGGCAAGTTAACTAAAGCTCGTCGTGCAGAAATTCAAGAGAAGAAAAATGCTGCTAAGACAACGAAATAAATAGACTTATGGCATATGAATATCCTTGGACGTACAATGGTGTAATATTTGACTCTGAGGATATTCAAACCTATTATGGCTTTATATATAGAATAACAAACACAGTAAATGGTCATGATTATATTGGCCGCAAGTACTTTACTACCATCAAAAAGAGACCACCTCTAAAAGGCAAGAAAAATAAACGACACGAAGTCATAGAAACAGACTGGAAAGATTATTGGGGCTCATCACACCGCTTAATAGAAGATATTGAGCAACTAGGCAAAGAGAAATTTACTCGTGAGATTATACATTTGTGTAGCTCAAGAGGCGAAACTAATTACTTGGAAGCCTATTATCAATTTAAGGAGGATGTCTTGTTGCGTGAAAACAACTACAACGGCATTATTCAACTTAAACTTGGTAAAAATTCCGTAAAAGATTTAAAAATTACAAAGTAACAAATTACAGCCACTAATGCAGATGTGATCTGTGTCATGAGGAGATCGTGCTACGTTTAAGTACCGCACGTGGAACGTGTAGATAAGACTACACACATGACGGCAATGGCAATATCAATAGGTGTAAAAGCCGAATGATCCAGGCTCCGTAACATATCGACCTGGGAGCAAAACGACAGTTGGCTAACTACGACTGTATGAGCTACCGCCAGAGAAATCTAGAGTAGGGGGTACAGGCTGACCGCCTCCGTGCTATTGAAAGCAATCTCTTATAGTTAGTGTGACGCAGTACTCGGATGATGCGGCGGTTGCAATTTGCCTCGGACAGGTAAATTGTGACTGATATCTGGATGATAACGTTTAAGAGCTTACATTAATTCAAAGTAAATTAACTTAATAAAGAATAGAAGAAAAGGCTTTAGAGCGAAAGCGATAAAGCAGATGTCGTAAGACATCTTAAACAAATAGACAACAAAAAAGGACATAGCTGTTAGACTATGCCCTTCCTAGAACTCAGAAAAAACTAATTATTTGTTTTTCCAAATTGAATACAGTACCCACACTGCCACTAAACCAACAACACCTTCTGCTCCTAATGATTTAACAATCGCTGTTACACCACCAATAACGTCTGTAGCTGGTAAGAATGGGATAGCTGCTCCCTTGAATAATACTTCTAGAACGATAGCTAAAGCTAAAACACTAACTATCGTATCAGCAAGGGCGCCTGCCCAGTTCTTAATTGTTGCTAAGATTTCCATTAATAGGACCTCCGTTATACCAACACTGCTTGCACAGTGGGTAAGTTATTTAGAGTTTATACAATGGAATTAATAAGGTTACTTAATTAGAAGAATGGCAAATGACTCTTTTGAGTGGTTTCTAAGTTGTCTTTTACTATTTTGTTGATGATTTCTTTTTCTGTATTGCTTAACAGCATACTATCGTCATAAGATAACCCACCACGCATGTACCAACACATACGCAACGCATCATCTTTAAGGGCTCTTATGTCCTTGTCGTAGCCTTCAATCAAGGCCACAACATCGGCGTTATCTAAGACTAAGAGCCTTTTCCGAAAAAACTTGCAAAGTCGAACACAATATCAATCTCAAAGGCTTTACCACATTCTTCATTGCCACAGGTCACTGTAAATGGTTTAATATTAGCCTGTTTGTTATATTCGTCTAACCGAGCTTTAACCGCTTTGACAGTTTTATTATCGCAGTTTGAATAGAATTCTTTAATGTAACCACCGTCGGTTACCAATTGACCATCTTCTAATTCAATGCTTTCTGTACTGTCTGCGGCAATCATGATGTTAAGATCAATTAGTTTGTTTAACTGACTGTTGAATTTTGTCTGTACATCTTCGGCAGAATCGCCAGCCTGCTGTAGTGATCTTAATAATTGTTGTTCTTCAAAGGCAATAATGTTGGTTTTATTAAGACTAAAGTATGGTTGTGGGCGCAGTTTAATCTTAAGATTGTCAACTTCGATGGCCTTTTTATAGTTTGGAGTTTCGATTCCATTTAATACCACACCTAGGTCAATAGCATAGTCGTGCTCTGTATTACAATGAGGGCATGTACTTGAGAAATCCATCTTATTACCATAACTGGCAATACGTATAGCAATAATAACACTATCTACGTCGATGCTAGGCATATTCCATGCATCTTTGATGTTAGGGCAGCAACTATGTATAACATCAATAACACCCTGTCCGTTTAACAGCGCATCTGGCGTTCTTAAGATAATTTCGTCTTTGGTGCTCATGGCCAAGATAGGTAACTCACCAGTCATAGACAATTCTAAGCTGCCTTCTGGCCAATATTGTCCGCGGCTAGGTAGTTTAGTGTAGATCACTGGTTGTCTAAAGTGTCTAGCCAGTGGATTAGTTAAATTAGACGATTGCGTTTGAGTCATGATTATTTCCTATAAATAGTTGATAGTACCGTATATTATATTTATGGTGGCTAAAACTGGGGTTTATAAAAGTATGGATGAACAAAAAGCACAACAGATATTAGATTTTTTTGAGCGTTGGGGTACTAACACCGAAGAAGCATCTGAAATTTATAAAAAATCCAACAAATCTGCACAACAATTTCAAAAAGAAGTTGACAATCTAACCAAGGCATCTAAAAAACAAACAGCTTCGTATTCAGATATGAAGAAAAAGATGCAAGAACTTGATGATGCTATGGAAGATTTAAGTGAGTCTACAGATGCGGCATCGGCGGCTGAAAATCAAGCTAAGAAAGTTGTCTTACAAAAAATGAAAGCAGACCTAGCTGCTGAAGCGGCTACTAAAGCCCTGTCAGAAGCAACACGTAAAGCTACTAGTGAGATGGTTGGGCGAACTGTGCAAGGTACTGGCCAATTTGTAAAAAGTTTACAAAATGATGCTACCGGTACAGCATTAGCCACTGAACTAATGGTAATGGGCATTGATGTTGCCGGTGTGGCAGCTAAAGGTGTGGGAAAAACATTAAATGCCTTTGGTGATGCAGCAATGGCTGCAGGAGTTGCTACTGAGGGATTAGGCTTTGTTGTTGGCGGCGCGATGAAAATATTAGGCACTGCATTAGATGCAGGTGCCGAGACAATGACTAAACTGGCTAAGTTTGGGGTTGAGATACTTAGCAAAGAAGTAGAAAAATCATACAAAGCATTTAATCAAATGAACTCATCGGGTGCATTATTCACTGACGGGGTTGAAGGCATGCGAAACGCAGCCAACGGTGCAGGCTTAACTGTTGAGCAGATGTCAAACGTTATAAAAGTCAATAGCTCATCTATTGCAGCTAGCGGGCTGGGGGTGACTGAAGGCACTAAACGTATTGGGGGAGCATTTAGAGCAGGTGGTGATGCTCTAAAAACTCAACTGTTCAATTTAGGATTTGGAGTTGAAGAACAAGTTGGATTAATATCTGACGTTACTAGACAGCTACGTATAACCGGTAAGACTATTAACGATAAAGATGTTGCTGAACAGACTAAAAAATACGCAGAAAATTTACGTACTATTGCTAATATCACCGGTGAAGACGCTAAGAAAAAGATGGAAGCTGCTGAAGCAGATTCTAGAGAGTTAATATTTAGACAAAAAGTAGCAAAAGCTGGCTACGACATGACTGAAGTAATTGCCGCTATGGCAGGCATGAGTGATGATCAAAAGAAAAATTTCAAAGATCGTGTAGCATCTGAAGGTGCAGTTATTAACGAACACGGTGCTATGATGAATGCGCAGGTTAAAGGATTTAGAGAACAAGGGCAAGATCTATACAAATCCTTTAAAGATGGATCATTATCACTTGATGTAGTTAAAAACTCAAATGCCAAATATGCCGAAATGCAGAATAAAAGTATCATGGCCAATCAAGCTCTAGGTAGAGCGGGATATTTTGCCGGCGAGGAAGTAGGAGACTTAACTAAGTCGATGTCTAATTTGATCGACTTTAACAATAAAAATACAAAAGCTGCAGCAGATAATAGTATAGTAGTAGGCGAAGCCGCAGTTACTCAGAACGAGTTAACTAAGAATTTAATAGGTGCAGAAAAAGCAACTCAAGATTTAAAAATAGGTTTAGAAAAAGAACTATTACCGTTTATCAAAGATTTTGTTAACATAAGCAAACTTATGTTAGGTCAAGTTAAAAAAATGCTCGATGACCTACCTAAAGAAATGACAGAGGAAGAAAAAACTCGGGTAAGTGAAGAACGAAAGAAAAAAAATGCGTTTGGGCAACCAATGGCAACAGGATCAGACGATCAAGTATTAAGAAATTTAAAACGAGCAGATTGGTTAAAAAGCCAAGGTATCAAACGTTCACAGAACGGTGTTTATACAGGTCCTAACGGTGAAAATCTTGGTATATCCTATGAAAATATCCCTAATGCTCCAAAATTTGACAAAGGCGGTACTATTGGCGCAGGTAAAATTGGTATTGCTGGCGAAAACGGCCCAGAGCTTATAGGCGGACCGTCTACAGTTTTAAGCACAGACGCCACAAAAGCCTTGCAAAACTCTATTGGTACTATTCAAGCAATGATGAAAGGTCTTAAATTTCATCAAGGTGAAGCTGATGCATTCTTTTATAGCGGCGAACTAGGGGGCAAGGGGTTTAAACGAGAACAATGGGCAGCGAATTCTGGATATGGTGGAGGGGCTAACGGTCTTGTTCAAACATTAGAACAATATCTTAAAGATGTTCAAAATACTAGCCTACCAGATGACCAAAAAGGCACGCCGGCAATTTATAAACAACTAGCAGAAAATGCAGTGCAGATGGTTCTATTGCAGAAACAGCAAGACGGTCTACCATCTACATCATCATTGCCTAATATGAATGATGGCAATCTAGCTTTTCTTAAAGATCGTATGAAAGGCTTTGAGGGATTCAATGCTGACCAACTGCAAGAAGAGTTTATGAAACGTCCAGAAGCGTCACCTATTAAAAATGCAATGAAACAAATGGATGACGATGAACGCAACGACAGTGCTGCAGAAGCCGCTGCTCACTTGGCTGAAATTGCTAATTTAATGAGACAAAACGTAGATCATACCGCTAGAGTAGCGGCTAATACCAACTAATTAAAATTTATAGCAAACTATAATTTTAGTTAAATAATAAATACAACCTAGGTTAAACAAATATGTCGTGGAAAAAACACTTTAAGACTGCTAACACCAGCGGTATGATGAGCCCTGTGGGCAATGGTGGAGGCAACACTCTGCCAGATGCCGGCTATCGTAACTTCGCCAGTCAACTACCTGAAGTATATATTGGTCACCCAAATCGTACAGAACGTTACAATCAATACGAACAAATGGACATGGACAGTGAAGTTAATGCTGCCCTTGATATTATTGCTGACTTTAGTACACAGACTAATATTGAAAACGGTACAGGCTTTGATTTGTTCTTCAAAGAAGATCCAACAGACAACGAAGTTAAAATCCTTAAAGATCAGTTACAGCAATGGGTAACCTTAAACGATATGAACAAACGCTTGTTCAAATTGTTCCGTAACTGTATCAAGTACGGTGATCAAGTATTCCTACGTGACCCCGAAACATTTAAACTATATTGGACAGAAATGTTCAAAGTTACCAAGGTTATTGTCAATGAAGCTGAAGGCAAAAAGCCAGAACAGTACATTATCAAAGACATGAACATCAATTTCCAAAACCTAACAGCTACGGCCTTAAGTAGCAGTGATACATTTATTAATCACCCGCAAGTTGGCGGTCCTAGCGGTGCGTATGTACAACCACAAACACCATACAGTGGTGGTAGTCGTTTTAGTCATGCTAAAAATGAAGCTGTGATTGATGCAGAACACGTAGTACACCTAAGTTTAACAGAAGGGTTAGACTTAAACTGGCCATTTGGTACTAGTGTATTAGAAAGTATTTTTAAAATCTTTAAACAAAAAGAACTATTAGAAGATGCGATTATCATCTATCGTATACAACGTGCTCCGGAACGTCGTATCTTTAAGATTGACGTAGGTAATATGCCCACACACATGGCCATGGCCTATGTTGACCGTGTTAAAAATGAAATCCATCAACGTCGTATACCTACACAAACAGGCGGCGGTGTTAATATGATGGATGCTACGTATAATCCATTATCAACCAACGAAGATTACTTTTTTCCAGTAACAGCAGAAGGCCGTGGTAGTAGCGTTGATGTATTCCCAGGTGGTCAAAACCTAGGTGAAATCACTGACCTACGTTACTTTACCAACAAGATGTTCCGTGGCC